AATACGCTCATAAAGTAAAGTGTCTCCAATGCTACTGCATTGAGCAATTCTTGTTTGCATAATTTCTTCTATCTCTATAGCACCTCTTTGTACAGCCTCAATAGTCTGCTCATCTTCTATAATAATATTATAAGTATCAGGGTCTATAATTTTTTCACTTCCATCTATAGTATTAAATATTCTATAGAAAGGAACTTTGATTTTATAAAATCTATCAAGTATTTGATATTTTTGATTTACATTATAATCTAAATTCTGTGCTTCAGCAGGAGTCAAAACATTATTACTGTTTTTTAAGTTAGATGTTGGATAATCTTCTCCGTATAAAGAATTAACACCAACTTCTATATCATCAATAAATTCTTCCATTTGAGGATATAGGTCTAAAACTTGCTGTCTGGTTAAAAAGGTAGACAATATCATTCCTGACGCATCATTAAAAAATCTATCTCTTGATGCTGGGTCTACATACACTCTAAAAGGGTCTATGTGCGTATATTTAACTTCACCTCTTCCATAGTCTGCTTCAGGGTCAATATATACATACATATATCCCAGTCCAGTAACAGCATAATCGTGAACAACTTGTTTGAAAGTACTATCTCCGTTAGATATATCCCAAACATATTCAAGTATTGTTCTCCAAACATTAGCTAGTTTGTTATCAGAGTCTTCTCTCGCAATAACAGAAAATCTTGCAGGTCTTGCTGTAAGCAATGATTTTAATTTGTCAACAGCAGCATATACTCTATCTATTACAAAATCAGCCTGCCCTACTGCTTGCAGCGCATCTGATTCGTCTGTGCTATAATGATTTCCTAGAGTAAAGTCTACTGCATTTCTTGCTTCAGCGTCCCATTGTTCTCTTGCGTCTCTCCAGCGTCTAAACAATTCTTTTGAAATCTGAGGCTTTGATTTATTTTCGTCGTATTTAGCCATAAACTCCCAATTTAGTTTTTAGTCTAAAAATAAAGAAATTTATGTATTAAAGTCAAGTAAAATTTATATTTTTTGTCCAGTAATCCAGTTTATGACTCTTTTAGACCTACCTTGTTCTATTTTAGAAACTTTGTCTTCTAGTTTATCTGCGTCGATTGCAGAGCTTTTAGGAGGTTTTGCTGTAGTGACAGCATACCAAAGTCCGTCAAGAAGGTCGTCGTTTCTGCCTTTTGGAAACTCAAACATTTCATCTATTAAGTTTGCATGCTCTTTCTTGACAAACATTTTTCTTCGATTTACAATAGGACAAAGCAATGCTTCTAACCTATCTTCTTTTTTGATACCAGCAGGAGGTCTTACTCCTTGAGACAATCCAGGGGCTAGCTTTCTATCTTTACCAACAAGCTGATTTACATAATCTTTTACTAATCCCTGCGCACCTACTTTTTCAACATTAACTCTTCTAACAGGGTGATATTTCTTTGCCATATCAACAATTGTTTTAGGCATGTCATACAAAGGAGAATGTTCTCTGTAGTAATCAACAACATATATGTTTCTATCGCTATCAATTGCAATAACCATAATTACTTGATAGTCGCTTCTTGCATTTGCTTCATAAGCCAAGTCTACTCCTATGTAAACATTTACAGGTATAGCAGACTCATCTACCATCATATAGTTAAATCCATTTCTTTCTACGAGATTTCCTCTATAATAATTAATCCTATCAATATGGAACTTAGCACTTTCTAAGTCTCTTGCTTCATTTAGATATTCTTGAGCAAACTTATGGACTAGTCCCATTTCAGTAAATCTTCTTTTGATATCTATGAGCTTTTCTTTTGTAAAATAGCTAGGCCATAGAGGAACATCGTCGACTATAGCCTTTTTATATAACACATTCCAAGCAGATTTTCTATCTTCTTTTTGTGCTTGCAGATATCCATCGTACACCCCTTGTAGGAATGAATCGTAGTGGACTATCGTACCAATAAGCCATATTGACCCTTCGTTTTCTTTGGAGTTTTCCAAAGCGGGTTCTACTGTTGACATTACCCATTCTTTAATCTCTCTTCTTCTTTCTGGTGTTTTCGTATTTAACTCTGACTCAAAGTCATCAAGTATAATGTTGGTATATCTTAGACCAAGCTGTGAACGACCACGTAGTCTCTGGGATGTACCTTTAGCAATGATTCTATCTCCTCTTGCTGTTGTAAATTCTTTCTCTGTCCACTTGCTTCCTTTTAGGTCACCAAAATAATATTGTAAAGCAGGGTTTATATCTATGTGATTTTGTATATACTTAATATGGTCAATAGCCTGAGACTGCTCTTCAGACACCCAGGCGATAAACTGTTTTTTTTCTGGTGGAGCAAAATACAGCTGATGAAGTAATGCTGTTTTAGCTAAAGTAGATTTTGCATGACCTCTAGGCAATATAATACAAACTCGCTTATCTTCTCCTAAAAGTATTTTACTTAGTTCATACTGATAAGGAGCAGGAGTTGACTTCATAAAATCTTCTGGCAGAAACATTTGACCAAAAGTCACAATATCCTTTCTTGCCAACTCCAATGCTTTTTCTTTTGCAGATAAGTCAGGTGGTATGATATTAAAATTTTCTGGCTTCTTCGTATTCTTTTTCATAGACTCTATCCATCATAACCATAGTTTTAGGTGAAAGCCAATCACCGTCAGGCACTTCTGTAAACATACTGGAGCTTTGCCATAATAAGGGCCCAGCTACGTATATCCAACACTTTTCTTTTTCTTTTGTATCGTCTAAAACAACATTGGCTGTTGTTCTAATATATAAACCATCTTTTGTGGATTCATACATGTCGTACATATTTAATTCTTCTTCAGTGACATCCATCACTTCTACAACCGCACCATTTCCTTTATTGTTTTTAATTAATGCTGGAAAAGACTTAGTTCCAGGAAATACAAGACTAAAACCTTCTACCTTTCCAGTCTCTTCAAACCCTCTTCTTAATGTTCCATATACTGCTAATCTCATGAATGACCTACCTCTCTTGGTATACCAACATCTGTAATACCAAAAGATGCGTTATACACCGTTAAACAATTAAAACATTTGACATGAGTAGTATCTTTTTTTTCTTTACTATATAAGAATACTCCAGTTTTACTCAATCGATAATAACATATATGACAACGTTTATTTTTCGTTATCTGTTTTAACTTCCGCCAATTTTTTGTGTTGGGACCCTTGAATTGCATTTAGTTGCTCCTGTGTAAATCCTTGAAATAACGTTAAAGACTCTGTAGTCTTTTCTGTATCCATCATTCCAGATATTTTCATTAAAGTTGTTATTGCTGTAATCTTATCTCTGTCTGAAGAACCTCCTTTATCTATGATATTCCTCATTTCTTCTAATAAGTAGTTTGGAGTAATCTCAGCTTCATTCAAGTATTTATCTATTTCTTCTCTAATCAATTTTTTTACCCTATCAGTTTTTAATAATAGTTTTGCTTGAGACTTAGCATATTTTTCATTCTTACTAGGAAATGCTTTCATGTAAGCTTCTACAACTTCATCTCCTTTTGCTACATACTTACCAAACAAAAACTCTTTATCTGTTGCATTTTTTCTTTCTCTTTTTCTAACAGAAGGAGATTTACCCTCTGTAGAGAACGTATGCATATTGGTTTTCATATCTCCTTCCATCCTAACTCTAGGACTACAAATAAAAGAACCCATAATAGTCCTAATAAATGTAGTCTCTTTTTTTCTATCGTGTTTTTTTAACACCCCTAGATGTAGAACTTGGCATACTTGACCATCGTCAGTAACTACCCAGTCATTTGTATTTGAATGACGCCAATCTGTTGACAAAGAAACACTTTCGTGATACTTTCTAAACTCGTCGACGTCATCATACAAATAATGAGTAACTCCTTTTACAGTACGTTCTCTCATAATTTAACTATTTTTCCTCTTTATCGTCAACATCTTTTTCAAGTTCGTCGATAACGAAGCGAATGTAGTTATTAGCAAGGAATCGTAATTCATTAGCTTGTTGGTCTAATCTCATCAACTGACCAGCAAGTTCATTTGCTCTATTGTACTGAGCTTGTGCTTCTTCTGTTAAATCAGAATATAAGAACTCGATTTCATTACCATCATTCATTATTGTTAGCTTTTCTTCTTTCTTAGCCATGTTTTCTCCTTATTACAATGGATTTACTTGTGGTGGTGCATATTCCTCTAGCTTACGATGTAGTTTTTCTAATATGACTACATCTGCTACATTATGGTCATAAACGTATTTCATAGCTTTTTCATCGCCCCATCTAGCTTTTTGCCACATTTCTGGTTTTACTCTTGTTTTACCAGCAATACCAAAAAACTCTGTAGCTGCCATTAATGACGAACGATGTAGCTTTAATTTAGATTTTACTACATAATATAGGTCTTTGTGTGACTTTTGCTTGTATAGTGGAAAGAATGTCTTGTGATACAATGCACGTGTTCTGATAAAAGGAATATCAAAACGAGTACCGTAATATGTAAATATTACATCATATTTATTCATTTCTTCTACTAAAAGCTCTACAATGCGAGCATCTTGCTTATCTGACATTAGCTCTTCTCTTGTAATTTTAGCTCCAGCAACATTCTTGTCACCTCTTCCTTTTATACACCAAGACAACATAACATCGATATTAGCACTAAATCCAGTAGATTCAATATCTAGGTATCCGATAGTCATCTCATGTCCAGTTGTATATCTGGTAGGTTTTCTTAATCCTAAGGATTCTATTTTACGAGATACTGCTTTATATGTTCTATTATATCCAGCAATACGTATTTCTTGATACAGAGTGAAAGCAGACTTAGCAGTACGTTCATACTGGTCTATAATTCTGATTTCATCTTCTGTCCATTTTACTCCAGGCATTATTTACCCCATTTGTTTTGTTTGACTATCATTGCCATTACTGCATATACTGCAATATCCATAAAAGCATCGTCTATTGGTTCATTCTTTGCTTTCATATTGTGATTTGTTGACAAGTTGATTAGTCTGTTTATCTTATCATTAAGCCTTACAATTATACCAAATAAGGCTGTATTGACTTCTTTTTCGTTTTTTAACGTGGTACCCATAGCAATATTGCCAGGACCGTAATCAAACTGTTTTTTACAAAATGTTAGGTACATTTTATTTAAAAGAGTCTGAAATTCTTTTTCTGTAGAAGGGTAGTTATCTTTTATGTATGAAAAAACGTCTTCTGCTGTACTAGTTTTTTGGTTCATCTGGAAAATCCTCCGCATCTTTTACATTTTCTAATTCACGTATTAACTTATCCCAATTAAGATTTTGACGTATTTTTTCTAATTCGTCTAGTTCTTGTTGTAATCGTTGCACTAATGCATTATTACCTTGTTCTTTTGCTTTTAAGATTGCTTTTTTGATGTCTTCCATAGAAAGCCTCCTACTCCTAATTGAAATAATCCGTTTGATATAGCGTCAATAAGGTTTTCTTTGTGTTCTAACCCATAATTGTAGAATATAGCGTGTAATATCTCATGTATTAACGTTTCTTCTTTCCTAGATTGATGTATATCAGTATTGATAAGTATGATATTGTCTTTTACCATATGCCTACCATACAATTCTTTGCTTTCATCTTCATGCTTTAGTGGTAATTCTACTATCTTGTATAAATGACCACCAATAGTTAATTCCATTGCTTTTTCTTGCTGTTTCTTACTCATAATACTCCCATATTAATTAATTGTGTATGCAAATTAACTAAATATTCCTACACAAGTCAAATATTTTTTAAAAAAATCTCACGACGTCTCAATGTTCTAGATTCTAATGCTCTATAAATCGATATAAATACAAAATAACTTGACTCAAGTAAGACAAACAGGGTAACTTTAACAGTCCGAAGGACGAAAAAAAACACTAATGCTCGTTGCTCTTGAATAACATAGAATATTAAATCTATTTCTTATATAATGCTCGGTGTTCTAGAGAGGGTCCAATCGAAAAATTTTTTCCAAAATTATTCTAGTCGTCGAATTTTACCACCTCACCAATTTTACCCCGAAATTCCAACCTTTGTTGAAAAAAATCGCATTATTTTGTGTGTGGCTTTTGTTTCCATAAAGCGGTCGGGTCTTTTTCTAGATTGGAAATTGTAAATTTGGTTGAAAATTTGGTTTTCTGTTATATATGTTGATTTTTTTAATTACTTAGACGACAACTTTTTTAATTATTTTGTAAATAATACTTGCATCTTTTGTTTATTATGTATAAACTATGGTATGATATTTAATAACAAACCGAAAGGAAACACAATGACTAAAAAAGATTATGAGGCAATAGCCAACTGCTTCCACCCGTTCACTGAAAAAGCGGATGGTATCAGAATGATTGGTTCTGCTACGGCTTTCGCTGCGATGTTAATCTTATACTTTGAGGATGACAACCCAAGATTTGATAGAACAAAGTTCTTGAAATGGGCGGGCTTCAACCTTGAACAATGTGAAGACATTAGCGACATGATAGATTGGAAAGATGAGGATAGAGAGTAATAACAACAACGGCGGGGCTTCGGCCCCGTCACAACCGAAAGGAAATAACATGGATTCAGTATTATTAGTATGGTTAGCCATTGGCATTGTTTACGGTGTTGCAATGGGATTCAAATCATTATCATAAACAATAGATACCCTGGGGCTAACAACCCTGGGGTATTTTTTTTAGTACATAAAAAATAATATAACAGCTCTAGAGCTAGACTATCGTCCCTCAGTCTAGCTCTAACCCCCAGACGATTCACAAGGTTTTAGGGGCTAAATTATAGCCCCTAAAGGCACCCCCGACCGACTAAAGTCGGGGGCTAACTGATTATACTTCTACTGATTCTATCTTGATAGATAGACGGGGATAACAATTAACTTCTTTTTTTTCGCCGTCAATTGTTTTCTTTTTGGAATATACAAAGTTATCTTTGTAATTGCGTATTAATTCATTCCCTTCGGCAACGTTCAACACGTCTTTATTATTTACGATTTCGACTAAACGATTCATATCTTTTTGAACTGCTTTGTCGTCTTGAGATGCTAAAACCTTCGACGCATTCTCAAGGATGCGCCCTTCGTTTGATGATGCTTCAAGAACTTCAATGTCCATAGCTTTCAATTGTTCTTGTGTCAAACCCGTCTTAGCTAAGAGTTTGGCAAAAGCATCTGTTTTTAACTTATTACTCATACCCATAAATTGACGATAAATCACGAGAAAAGCAAGGATTATCTTGTCTTTTTATATCTTTTTTTGTCTTGACCGACTGAGTGGTCTACACCACCTAGCTAGACTCGAGCTCAAGAGCTAGACTAATTCTAGTCTAGCTCAGTTCCCCCGACAAAATAGACTATGCTGGACAATTGAGTTCTAGTTATTGTCGCTAAAATTTTGTAAGTTAAGGCATGAAAATAGACCCGATAGCAACCAAGCCAGCGACGATTTCAGGCGTAGCGTCGGGAGAAAGGAAATAATATGAAAACAATAAAAAAGACTATTAGCGATAAGTGTCCCACTTGCAGTCAGCGTTGGACTAGAGAGATTGACGTTCCTGCTCCTGTAGACGGAATGACATTCTATGTCGTTATGAATGCTAAACGTAAAGTAGACTTGACAATAGAGTATCACGACGTAATAGATACTAGTCTTAACGGAGACACAGACGTAGTAACAGACCTGACATTCAATAATGCCATCGTCTTTATATCTGTGTTCGCACAACAAAACCTAAAAGACAATACCTATCTACGTGTCGAGTCCAATATTATGGACACTTATGAGATAAGCGACAGACGTATTGCATTAGACGCTAACAATATACAAGACGCACTTAAGACATTACGCAAGGCATATCGACAAGCACGTAGAGCTTGGTCGCCAAGTATGGTATAGACGATAGTATGATAGTAGACAATAACAGTTTTCAGACAATTTCTTATATATATAAAGCTAGACTAGATAAGGAGCTAAAATGATAGAAGACAAAATAAAAACGCATAGACGCAATTTGCAAATGATATCAGGTATTGATAGACAATTAAAAGAATTGCAGTCGGCGATTTTCAATTTCTATGCAGACAACCAAGTCGTAAAAGATAAGAGAGACGAAATCACTCAGGACATAGCACAGCTACGTCAGGATTTAGAAGACGTCAGACTTATGAATTACGACATTACAAAGGGCATTATATAATGCAAAAAAACGACTATCAAGACAAGCGTGCCTTCGTTATAAATTGTTACAAAGATTTATATCGACAGGGACGTTTGTCTGGTCGTGGTATAGAGCGACACAATGAACTAGTCGCAGAATATATTAAAGACTTTAAAAAGTCTACTATGCAATTTTTACCTGTTCCAAAGACTATAAAACAGGACATAAAAACGTCACTAGACAAATGGTTTATTAAAAGACGTTATGAGAATTTTATTGGTATGGATAAAATACCTTATAAGTATAGTCGCAATCAAGCAAAGCGACTATCAACAAGAGAAAAATTTTGGCTTGCAATAGCAGGCACACAATGATTATAGCGACGAGTCATACTCAATATGGACAAATAGTCGGTTTGTCTGGGTGTTATTCCTTTCGCACCGATATCGATTCGTCGCAAACTTCGCCTATACAGGATATAGGGATTTTAAACAAAAACAAAGGAGATTAGACTATGTGTGGTATATATGGTATAGCAAAGTCTCCGACGCCGTACACTAAGAGACAACATAAACTTGTCAAAAAGGTGTTGCGTGAAATAGCAGTAGATAGTCAGACTCGTGGTTCTCACTCGTCTGGTATTGCTAAGGTCGGAGCTAGCACTAGAATATATAAATCACTATTGCCGTCTGAGAAGTTTGTAGACTCCAAAGAATATAATGATGCAGTCAAGTCATTACTAGACACTTCATACATATTGCTTGGACATACACGCTTTGCGACAGAAGGAGCAATAGTCAAATCGAACGCACACCCATTTAGAGTCGGCGATGTCGTCGGAGCTCACAATGGTTGCGTTTACAATATTAAAGAAATGCAAAGTAAACTAGACAAACAATGTCCTGTAGACTCACAGCTTATCTTTAAGTCAATTAATGATAATGATAATATACAAGAAGCAGTCAAAGATTTTGACAGCGACTTTGCGTTATCGTTTGTTAAGAAAAATCCAATGGTATTGTATCTATGTAGAGAGACAAATCGTCCTTTACACGTCGCATACATTCCCGAACTCAAAACGTTGTTCTATGCAAGTGAAGCGTCGTTTATTAACGATGCTTTGATAATGCATAATTTACAAGCAGACGTTTATAGTCTTAATAAAAATACATTATATGCTTTTGATACGTCGAAGTTTGACGATATCAAAACTAATGTAGAAAAGACATTGTTCAAGTATGAGTCAAGAGTATACCAATGGAGTATCAATCAATACCAGACTACAAATCGTGGTTGGGGTGCATTTAAAAATGCTAGTCAAGTCAAAGATTATAACTACTATCAACAAGAAATAAACTTTGACGACACAGACGAAAACAGTGATTGGTCAAAACAATGGCTTAATGACGAAGCGTTGGAACTAGCAGAGATATTTAACACTAGTCCAAATTCGTGGTTCTTTGACGAGTCAGACGATACTTGGTACTACGTCTGTCCTCACTCAGAAGAAGTATATAGTGAGGAAAAAATGTTTAACGACAAGTATGGAACAGATGTCTGGGAAGAAGCAGAGGTCGACAATGCCTCCTGAAGGACGTAGAGACCAGATAGAACCAATAATAGAAGTTTCTTGTTGTGAAGACTGTAATGAAGATGTTGTCGAAGACGGCAATCATTACACCAATTCAAGTGGCGACCCTTTGTGCGATAGTTGTGCAGAGAATTACGTCAGTTGTGAATGTGGAGAGAATGTTCACCAAGAAGACGCTAGGGAGTTTGATGGTCAATACTTCTGTGAGGGTTGTTATGACGAAGCAGTAATATGTTGTCCATCTTGCGACTATGAAATGTGGCGAGACGATTCACATTGGTCAGACAGATATGGTGATTATCTTTGTGATAGTTGCTATGAAGAACATGAGTACAATAGACAACCTGATTGGGAAGTCTATAGTAATACTTATGTCCAAAGTAGAACTGACTGGGTACACCCTGATAGACATTATTACCCTAAAGACACTTTTCGTTGGGTAAAGTCTAAAAGGTATGTTGGTCTAGAACTTGAGACTAACTTTAAATATGATGTCGAGTTCTCAAACGTACAAGACGACTTGAACTTCGCACTTGGAATGACAAGAACGACAGACGATGAGCAACAATTCTATGGTCTCGGTATGTCTAACTTAGTTTACGACGGAAGTGTTACAAACGAAAGACACCGATATGGTGGTGAACTTGTAATGCGACCAAGACGTGGAGATAGACTACTATTAGATAGTGAGTTCTTTTGCAATCGTCTAGAAAACAAGTGGGACGCATATGCATCTTGGAAGACTGGACTTCACTTACATATAGATGTCCAAGACTACGACTGGATACACGCGTCAGTCTTAACACTATTTACTAAACTAATGGAGCCTCATATTTACACGTGGTTGCCAAAGTCTAGATTTTATGGTAGTGGTGGACAACGTTGGACTAGACCAGTTTCACAAGCAGTCAATGATTTCAAATACATTAGCGATAGAGACTCTTTTGTAGAGTTCTATTACGACAATGGTGGTTATACAGACGAAAAGTATAACGACAAAAGATATCATGGACTGAATTGGCATAGCCATTTCCAAGCCAATCAAGGTCTGGAAATACGATATCACTCGGGTACTTTGCAGATAGACAAAATCAAATACTGGACTAAGTTCTGGACACAAGTCGTGGACAGGTCTTATCAAATAGCAGAAGACATTAAAGACAGTATGATTAGTTATTCAAATATTGGAGATACTAATATGTATAAGTCTTTATGGGTTAGTCCAACAGTAAATACCAAATTGTCTCAAATGACAAACAAGTATAGTTCATTTACTGACGTTGGTGATTCATCTGACGTATCTGATTATAGGAAAAAGTCTGAGGTATTACGACGATATCTCGGTCTGCCTAAAAAAGATAGACCTTATTTATTGCAACCTATGGTACATCATTTAAGACATAGAGCAAATAGGTCTGTAATGTCGTTAGATAATATCTACGAATTGTTCGACATAGACGTTGATACAAAGTGTTTTTTCCAAAAAAGGAAAGAGCAATTACACAATGC